ATGAGTCCGGTCTGGATCGTGTGCGAGCCTTGCCGACGCTATGTCCGGCTCCCGCCGTCGCTCGGCCGCCGCGACATCACGATCAAGACCTTCAGCTGCTCGGTGTGCGGCGGCGAAGGCAAGACGGCGCTCGAGGATCCGTTCAAGGACGGACTGCAGCCCGACCCGCAGCCGCGGCCGCTGCGCCATCCGATGGCGGCGATGCGGCTGCGGATGCTGCACGAGCTCGCTGACCCGTTCGGCCACCAGAAGGCCGCGCGCGAATCGCTGCCGCAGCGCTCGAAACCTTACCTTGAGCGGATGCCCCGCTTCCGACTGAAGCCGATGCCGTTTCGCACCTTCGGGGACCTGCCGGCGCTGGGGCTCAGGCTCGAGGTCTACTGCCCGAGCTGCCACACGATGAAGCCGGTGGAGATAGACGACCGCTTGGCGGGGCGCCGCTGGGGCCGCGTCCGTTTCACCTGCAGCGGGTCGCACTATACCGGCTCGCCGTGCCGATCGCGCGGCCATCTCCACATCCGGCCGGCCGAGCCGCAGCGGCGCAACCGCCCTTTCGTCAGCCTCGAATGCGGCTGCCGCCATACGCCGTGGTTCGGCGATGACATCCGCCTCGACGAACCGCCCTGGACGCTGGCGCCGATCGACACGGGCCGCGAACGCTACGCCTGCCCGAGCTGCGGCGGCCAAGTGCGGACAACGTTCCACGACGGATTGGATGCGGCCGGCGCCGGCTTCGCGGGCCACATTCTGGCGCCGCGCCGCATCGTCGAGCCCCAGCCTGCGCCGACGCCGTTGGTGATCAATGAGGCGTTCTACCCGGTGCCGTTCTTCTAGGCCGCTTTGGGTTCCTCGGGCAGTACGACCAGCATGTCGTCATTCGCCGGCCGCTGCAGCGCCAGCGCCTCCTCCTGGCTGCCGTGCAGCCAGGTCCTGATCGCTGCATCATCGAGCAGCAGAGCCGGCATAGCCTTGGGATGGATCGACGCCACCACCGCGTTGGCCTCGGTCGTCAGAAACGAGAACAGCAGATGGTCTCCGACATTGGGACGGGCCTTGGTCCCGCGATCGCCGGTCCATGGCCGCCAAATGCCGGCAAAGAAGAACGGTGTCCCGTCGGGGCGCTTGAACCAACGCGGCTTGCGCGCCCGCTGGTCGAACTCGGAGAACGCAGAAGCCGGCACCAGGCAGCGGTGGCCCTGGCCGAGCCAGGCCTTCCAATGGCCGCTGGCGATGTTGCGCACGTTGGTCACCGGCGCCTTGCTCTTGATGAAAGACGGCGGCGGAAAACCCCAGCGCATCTGGCGCACCGCGGGCATGCCATCCTGGTCGACGATCACCGGCGCCTCGTAGTTGGGATAGGTTTCGCCGATCGGGACTGCCGCCGATTGCGGCGGCTCGTTGCGGCCGCGCTGCCGCTCTTCCCACTCGGTCCAGGTCGTGCCGATAAACTGGAAATGCAGCTTGAGCGCCCGCATCTCCGCAGCCGTCATCTTCCAGGTGTAGAGATTGCACATCACCCAACCCTAGCAGATCGGCGGAATCATCCCGCCAGGCATCTACCCCTTAGACCGAAGTCCATCCGACGCTCGACAACGACACGGGCGTGTTCTGGTACCGACCAGATGCATCAACCAACACCTTGGCCTGACACCGCCGACGCGAAACTAAATCCGAATCGCGCGGCCCCTATGTTTGCGGCCGTTTTCTTACAATTTGCACACGCGCACTCGGTTAACGATCGGCGCTTTTGCAGTTGTACAGAACTTTGGGTCGCAACAGTCGCGGGAATGCGATAGATCGTCTGGAAACCAAGATTAGAGTTTCGTGAATAATGAAGAAAAGCGACACGGGGGAACGGCCAGAAGACCTGCGCGAACTAGCGCGTCGCGCCCGATTTTTAGCCAGACATTTACGCGAACCGGACAAGAGCCGTATCGAAGCCTACGCCGACGAACTCGAGAAACTCGCCAACCATCAAATAAAGAAAGAGGGCAACTGAAGTCCCGCGTCCTATTCGTGCGAGCCGTTGAGCGACCTCAGTGGCGACCTCGGATGAAATGTCCAGCAGTCTGGCCAAGTGCTTCGTCGAGACGCGCAGCCTTCCCGTATCGGTCAAGTAGATTGCTTGCACCCATTTGCGCGGCGGCATAAGCGCTTCGGGCAGAACCTCACGTTCAAATGCCGACTGCAAAAATCGCCGTGCCGCCACATCGTCAGCAAAAGCCTCGATGATGGAATCGTTAGACATCGATGAGTCGCCACCCCCGCTGCCCGCCATTTGAAGTTCACTCCTTGGGGGGTCAAGCGACAATGTCACAAAGGCTGGCCGTTGCACGGGGTCAGTGCAGGATCGCACCGACATGCCCCCGGCTCTCGAAAGGTCTAGGTAAGCAAGAACGGCTATCAGCCCAATTAATTGTGGAATCACCGAACCGTCACCTCGGTTCGACACCACCTGAGCGCGCTCAGGCCGGTCGCCGGCTCGCGCGCGCCCACCTGTTCGCCGGCAGTGTCAGCGTCGTGCCCCGCTCCTGCCCCTCCCCAGTCAGCGCGACCGAATGGGTAGCGCGCAGCTGCACCAGCCCCGCCTTCTCGGCGGCGCGCGCCATCTCGAGTACCTGGTCGGCGGTGATCTCAAGGTGGCCGGCAATCGACTGCAGCATGCGGCCATGATGGGCCCGACCGCCGGTCAGGGCATACAGCGCGAGCACCAGGATGTCGGCGGGGGAACGGGCGGCGGGCATGGCGTGTTAACGTACAGCATGCCGCGCCTGCTGCACCCGCGCCCGATGAAGGACTTTGACCCAGCCCGGCCGGCGCGGCTGCACGACCAGCTCAACGACGCGCTTTACGACTGGCCCGGCTCGGCCGACACCGCGCAGTGGACTGGTCGGGCCACCCGGCACGATGGCGCCGGCACGGTCGTCAATTTCGACGGCTTGCTGTTCGACGGCTGGGAGCCGAAGCCGTGAAGCGGCCCGGTCGTTCAATCGCCCTGACCGGGACGTCCATCGGCGGCGCGACCGCTTAACGCTCGTCGCCCGCGATGCCGTCGAGTATCTCGTTCTCGCGCTCGTAGAAGAGATCGCCCAAGAGATCGTCGACATAGTCGCGCACAAGATGGCCGACCTCATCGGCCTCGATGCCGTAGCGGGCGGCGTACTTGTCCAGGATCAGGCGGATTTCGTATTTGGCCTCGAGCTTGTCTCGACGCAGCTGGGCGATCTCGTCGCGCGGGTCCGACCAACTGGCATTGCGCGGCCAGTAGCCGGGCAAAGGAAGCTGAACGCTCATCCTGTCCCCTCCTGAACCGCCCGCCGAGGGCTCTGTCGTCCTTCCCGGGGCAACAGATGCGCGCGGCGATGGCGATGGGGACTCAATGGCTCAGAAAAGGCTTAGTTGCCGGCGCCATCGGACTCGATTGAACCAAAACGCAAGAAGCCCACCGAGCTCGGGAGAGGCTTCGGTGGGCTTCCGAGGGTGACTGGCGACCCGCCCTTCGCGGTGGTGCCGTCGGTCCATCAACGTCCAGCGGCCTCCCTCGGTTTCAATCCTTTGGGTTCCAGCGCGCCGAGCGGCGTTCGATTTCGCCTTGTTCCCGGCCGGCGCGGCTGGTGCGGTAGCGGATCACGCCATAGATCATCCCACCCAGGAGAAGCACGATGCCAAAGGCCCACCACAAATAATATCCACCGCCTTCACTATCCATGGTTCACTCCCGGTCGCCGCGGTCGCCCTGCCCGGACGGCACCTTGCGCTTGGCCTTCCGGCGCTTGTCGGCGGTGATCGATTTGCCGGCGTCGACCACCGTCTTGAACGACGTGCCGCGGGCATTGCGCCGCACGAACAGCTTGTTGGTGCCGGTGTCGATCAGCTCGCGCCGGCCAGCGGCTTTCCGCTTGGCCGCCGCCTTCTTCTCGCCGCCATGGAGACCTCCGCAATTCGACCGTCCGGTCAACTCGGGCCGGCGCGCGCCGGTTGCCCGGACCGAAGAAGGCCCGCCGAGCCGGGGGAGCTATTGGCGGACCTTCCTGGTCTCGCGAGCGATCTTGCGGAGATGCGGTCGCTGCCGATCAACGCCCTTTTCCGGTGTCCGGTTGCGGTGACGTCGCCGGCGGCCGTTGGGCAGGCTCTCGTCGAACGCCCTCGTAAGGTCGAGGCCGGGCGTGCGATAGCTGGTGCTTGAGCACCGACATCGGCAGGTCCGGCAGCTCGGCGCCGCAGATCGAGCAGCGATAGGGCTTTGGCTTGTGCATGCCGGATCAACGTCCGCCGCTTCGCCCTGGCTTCATCTCCTGCAAATGAAAATGAGCCCGCCGGCGGGGAAACGCCGGCGGGCAGTCTAGGGAGGAAACGCCCAGGCGCCGTCACCGGCGCCGGCGGGGGTAGCGCTTCGCGTCAGCGAAGCGCGGCCCCCGCACCGTGCCAGGACGGGCACGATCTCGTTGTCGGCGCTCAGCCGACCTTGTCGAAGCTCAGCCGATAGACGCCGCCGATCTCGAACTGCTCGATGGCTGCGGGGTTGGTCACCGTCATCGCGAGCTCACCGCTCGGCGTCCACTTCGACCAGTCGCCGTTGCCTTCCGGCAGGCCCTTCAAGTAGGTGCCGAACGCCGCGGCGAGCTTGATCTCGACATTCACCGATCCGTCATTGGTCGGGTGATGCCGATGATTGATCTCCTTCACGTAGAACATGGCCTGGACCGTCATGGGTCTTCTCCTTGTGATGCCCGGAAGCCGCCGGGCGCGGATTTGTTTGTTTGTTAAGTGCTAACAAACCCTCGTCAGATCTTGCGCGAGCCGCCGATGAAGGTGACGAGATCCTGGTGCCGGCGCTTGCAGTCGACATAGGCGCGCGCCACGTTGATGCGCTCGACGTTGACCTGCTCGACCGTCGCGGCCTCGGGATCTGGCACCAGCTCAGGGTCCGTGCACGGCTGCAGGAGCGCCGCCGACGGCCGGCGCTCGACCGCCACCACCGAGGATGAGCTCGTGCACGCCGCGACTGCCGGCGCGCATGCGGCCAGCGTCATCAGGAGCCGAACGGATCTGTTGAACATGGGTGGTCGCCTTGCTGGCCGTCTCGCCCATCGCGATGGCCTGGTGGATGATCAGCATGTCGCTCTGCGCCTGCGCCTCGCGCTGCAGGGCGATGACCTTGTCCTTCGCCGCCGCCTGGTCGGCGGCGCGGCCGGCCTTCTCGGCCTGGTAGTTGCCGCGCTCGACCAGCCCGTAGACGATCGCGCCGGCGAACAGCACGGCGAGGCCGATCAGGGCCCAGGCGCGGAGCTTCTGGCTGAAGCCCGCCACCGCGGCCGCGACCACCCCGCCGCCACCCAGCAGGTGCGGCAGCCACTGCAGCAGGTCGGGCAGCCACGACAGCAGTCCCGCCGTCGAGATCATCGCGTCCTTCACAGCCACAACACGATCGCGCCCAGCCCGGCCGCGAGGCCGAGCAGGACCCTGCCGGCGACGCGGACCCAGCGCCGCCGCGACCGCTCCATCGGGATGCCGACGAGGGCGAGGACGATCGCCATCGCCGCCACGAGCAGCAGCCCGCTCTCGACGATGGCCAGCAGCGCGCTCATGCGGCCGCCTGGCTTGCCGGCGCGCCCTCGGCCGCGGCGAGCTTCATGTCGATCGTGTCGGCGCGGTTGGCCCAGCCGATCGCGAAACGGGCATTGGCCGGCCGGGCGCCGATCGAGCGCAGGTAGAGCTCGAGCCGCTCGCACTTCACCGCGAAGAACAGCGCCGTCCAGTTCTGGACCCTCGCCAGCGCCGCATGCGACTGCGGACCGAAGCCGCCGTCGATGACGCCGGCGTAGTAGCCGCACTTCTCCTTCAGCACGGTTTGCAGCGCCTTGACCGCGGCGCCCGGGCCCGAATTGACGCCGAAGTCGAACAGCTCCTCGAGCAGCGCCGGCTCCGGGATCTTCTCGAACCCGGCCGGGAAGTAGTTGGCGCGATAGATCTGCCGCGCCTCGGCCTCGCCGAGCTGCTCGACGTCGTGGGCGCCGACCGGCCGGCCTCGCCAGGCATAGAGCGTCGCCAGCGTGATGCCGTACTTGGTCGGGCCGCCGGCATCGGCCGCGTCGTTGGTAAAGCGGTCGAAGCCCTCGCGCTTCAGCACGCGGTCGATCAGGCCGTCGATGACGTCGGTCATGCCGTTGTTCCTTCCCAAGCGCGGGTGCTAGACATCATTCAGGTTGGCGATCGCCCCCAGCCATCGCCGATCCAGGCGGGCCGCCCGTCCCTACCCATAGGGCGGCCCGCCGCTCTAGGGCCGGCGAACGGCGTTCGCGGGTCGCTATCGCCACGGGCGCGTCCCTCGTGACGGTGCTCCCGGGGTCGATCAGACCGTCGTTCAGGTCGGCCCTTCGATTTCCCTCAGTTTCGCGACGGCGCGCTCGGCGTCGAGGTTGTCTTTCAGCGTCGATGAAGTCGCTAGTGTTGTCTCAACCGGCGGGATGTCGTTAGATCGCCGCCTCCCGTGCGGCGGCGCGATCATCTTCGATGACGAACCGACGCACATTCGGGCCGCCGTACACACCCACGGCGGCCCGCTTCTTTTGAGGGCCTGAGCGCGGTCCACCCGTCACGACGAACGCAGCTGCCGGACGCACCGCCACAGCGTCAGCACGGCGAAGGGATAGACCAGCCAGTCGCCGAACGGCCCCGCCGGCGGCAGCAGGGGCGAGACGCCGACCAGCGCCAGACCCAGCATCAGCGGGAACTGCGACCAGTGGCGCGGGAGGTGGAACACCGGCACGAGGGCCGCCCAGGCGCAGGCGGCCTTGAACCACCACGGCACGACGCCCGCCTGGGCGACGACGTGCCAAAAGAACTCCGACGCGGTCACGGCTGCTTGCCACCGTCGCGCGGCGCGTCGGGTGCCTCAGGCACCCAGCGCCGGCCCAGCCCATCCGCGAGATCCGGCGCGCGCTGCGCGGCGCGATCGGCGAAGCGGATGGCGAACCACATGAGCGACAGCGAGGTCAGGCCGATGCCGCAGCCGATCACCGGCCACCACGCCCAGTGCAGGCTCCAGTAGATCGCGGCGATCGGCACGCTCATGCCGGTCAGCATGAAGGCCGACAGCAGGCCGACCAGGAACATCACGCCGCGATGGCCCTTGAGGAAGGCCGAGATCATCGCCGTCGACAGCGTGGCGAACAGCGCCAGCCCCATGGCGTCGACATTTTCGAGGAACCACTGCAGCGGCCGCGTGCCGTTTCCCACGTTCTTCCCTCCCCTGTACGATCGCCCCTTTCCGGAGGCGCAAATGGCGGACGACGACGAACCCGGCGAACCCGGGCGTACCCGAAGGTCATGCCGCGATGCTGGCGCTGGGCGTCGCCGGATACGCTCTGGCCATGGAGCTGCTGACGACCCTCAAGGAGCAGGAGCTGATCAGCCACGACGAAGCGGCGAGTGTGATCGACCGTACCCTGGCTGCGCTGGAGCGCACCGACGCCGCAACACCCCATCCCGCCTTCCGAATGGCGCGCCAGGCGCTCGACCGCCAGCTCGCGCTGTGGCAACGGCAACGCGGCTAATGCTCGAGTAGTGGGAAGTACCGTAGACCGGCGGCGAATCGAGGCCGCCGCCGTGCCCGCCGGGAGACTCGACTATCGGTTGTCCCTGTGCTGTACTTTACCCACTCCGACTGTGCCAACCGGCTTGTCGGAGAGGCGGTTTCGACCGTTACCTCAAGCCTTGCGGTCGAACGTGGTGTGACCACGAGGCCCGGCGGCAACTGTCCCTGCTGCCGGTCCCCGCCGACCATCGCCTCACCCTCTGGTGCATGGTGCGGGAACGCCATGAAGCCCGCCGCAAGTCCCTGCGGCCGATCCCGCCGAGCAAAGCCCCAATTTTGACAGAAACTCTGGGTTCGGCCTGGCGTTGGCTCTGACAAGGAGTCAGCCATGCGGTACTACGAAGACCCCCCGGAGTTCTGCGAGCCCACGACCGCCGTTGCGTCTCTGCCGAGCGCCTTCCGGTCCCCCGCGGCCGGCGAGCGGCCGGCGCTCGTGGATCCGCCCGAGTTCGTCGCACTGTCCGAGGCGTGGGCGCCCGACGCGAGGGTCCAGGATCATCCCGCGGCGCGGCCGCGCACGATGAGCGTCTTTGCCCTCGACCGCTGGCGCCGGCCCCCGCCGCCCTCCCCGCGCCGGCGCCCCCGACCCGTCTCGGACCGGAAGACCCGCCGCTACCGCTGATCGCCGCCGGCCCGGTAGGTGTTGTGCAGCGCGGCCTGGAAGGCCCGCACCGCCGCCCCGAACGCCGCGCCCGCGGGCTGCGAATCGTCGAAGGGATGCGCGGTCGGTGGCGGCTCGACGAGCCAGGTCGCGGCCCGCAACGCCGACAACGCCTCCGCCACCGTGTCGGCGGCAGATACCAGGCCGGCATCGGTGGCAGCAGAAGCTCTGAAGGTCTCAATCGCCGCCTGCGCGTCATCGAATGCCGTGTCCCCGGGTTCCCCCTCGGTCGCCCGCCACCGGTTGCCCAAGTTGGCGAGCCGAGCGTAGGCCCCGGTCCCGCCGCCGTTGGCGCCATGATCGAGTAGAACGTCGGCCGTGATGCTCATGGATTCTTACCCGGCGAAGTAGATGATCGTGCCGACCACCAGGATGGTGCTGAGAGCGGCATTGGTGCGGCTGACCCCCGATTCGTTCATCAGGGTGAAGGTCGCGGCATTGGCGTGAACCATCGCCCGGATGTCGGCGCCGAGCGTCGACAGCACCGAGCTCGAGACGATGTTCGCTCCCGCGGCGTGGTTGGTCAGCGGAAGGCCGCCGATCTTGCTGGCCGTGGCGTCGGCCGTGCTGGGGAAGGTCAGCCGGAAGTTGGCCACGATCAGTTTGTCGATCCGGTAGTAATAGGCCGCGACCGAGGAGAAGCTGAGGCCAGCGCCGCTGGCGTCGACCGGCGTCCACGCCGTCGGGCCAGTCAGCCAGCCGAAATCTGTGAGGGCCATCAGCGCTCTCCTTCACCGTTGACGCGCAAGGCAGTTGTTCTATTTTTGAGTGAGCCTTGGGGGCGGGCACATCTAAAAGGTTGAAACATGGACACGCTGCCGACCGCGCCTCTGACCACCACTTTCGATCCGACCGGCTATCGAGCGGTACTCGCCGCTGCCAGCAGAACCTGGAATATCCACGAATCATTGGAAGCCACTAACGCGCGCATACATGACGGCGCCGCCTTGTCTGATTTGGATGCGCGTGCCGATGGCTACGCAAGCAATGTGCTTAGCCTTTACCCGGCTCAGCTGCCCACGAATGGTAACTGGCTCGAGATCGGCAGCGGCACCGGCTATATCATGGAGGCGATCAATCGTGCGCTCATAGCGCGCAACGCTAGAGCCGCTTCCATCATTGGGCTCGATGTTGCCCCAAGCATGATTACAAAGGGCCAGCGCCGTATCGGGAACACGCCGCCTTTTAGCTTCCAGCACTATGACGGAATTACAATTCCGCTGAATGACAGCTGCCTGGACGTGATCTTCAGCGTAGCCTCGCTCCAGCACGTGCCGAAGCCCTTCGTCTACAATCTCTTCCTCGAGTCACACCGTTTGCTGAAACACGGCGGGGTGCTGATTGTGCAGCTTCTTTCGTTCGGCCACCTCGCGAAACAGCAACATCATCTGCCGTGGAGGCAGGAGATCGCCAATCAAATCCATGGCGGGGGTGAGCACTGGCATCACTTCTACTCTCGCGACGAGGTAGAGACCATCCTGCGGGTTGGAGACGACTTTCGCGCTATCCGCACATGGGACGAGGATGGCGCGCTTTGGGTATCCGCGACCAAATCGTAGAGTGCCAAAACCTCATCCGTTGACCTCCAGCGTCAGCTCTTCATCGGTGTCGCCGCCGGTATAGGTATCAAGCGCCATGAACCGGATATGGATTTCGTTGGCGTTCACCGCGCTCGTGTCTTCCGCGAGGATAATCGTGCCCTTGCCCATGAAGCGAGGCGCTACCCTTAACTTGGTGTGATCGCCCGTTGTGAACGGCGAGTAGGCATAGAGATCAATGACGGTGCCCGCCGGCGTGTTGTTGGGCACCGTGAACTTCAGCAAGATGTCGTTGCCGCCAACAGGATTGCCGCCATTGAACGAAGCGCGCGTATTGGGCGCTGTCGTGCAAGCAAGTGGAGCGAGGACGGTGCCGTTGCCTTGCGGGAACGTCGTTCGGATCGTGTTGCCGCGGCCGTTGCACTGGATCGTGTCATAGTCGGGCGGCGCCGACCAACCACAAACGATCGTGATGCCGTTGGCGCCGTTCGGGATCACGATATCGCCGCCCGGATTGAGGCCCATGAACTGGCCACAATTCAGAAGAAATGGACCGTTCATTGGTGCCGTTGGAGTGGAGCACTCGAAACCTACGGCACCAACGACACTGGATCCATCGATCGTGCCGACATGGATCTCGATGTCGTTACAGCCGACGATAAGTGCGTCGGTGGCCTCTAGATAAACCCCCTTTGAGCAGCCGTTGAAGAAATTCCCCCGGATGGTGTTGCCTTGCAGGTGCTGACCGACATCAGCGCCCGAAGATTTGAGGTGAATGCCGCGAGTGCCGGTCGCGCAGTAGCCTATAAACCACTCATTGTTGATCGTGGCTACGGGAGACCCGCCGCTGTTGGCTGCCTCCAGCAGCAAGCCATCATCACAGTTTCCAGCATAGGGTAGATGCACGAGGGCATTGAAGCATCCGTACCCATGAACAGCCGGCCCCGCTCCATAGTTCACCGTAGCGGGCAGGGTGAACTGCTTGCCTCCGTAGTTGCCGGCGTTGAATTTCCAGCAGCCGCCCGCTGCGCCGGTGCCGTTATAGCCGCTAAAGGTCGCGCCGGACTCGGCATGGATGCCGCCGACCGCCGGCGTGATGTCGATGATGTCCTTGTTGATATAGGCGCTTGGCGCTGCCGGGATGTGCAGTACGGCACCGGCAGAGATAGCCGCCGCCACGGCGTCGGCGATGTCGTCGGTGTTGTCGGTCGTGCCGTCCGGATACCCCGTGAACCACGTCAGGTAGATCGCGCCGTCATACAGGCGCTTGTATCGCCCCGCCGTTCCCGTCGTGCATTGCACCACCAGGGCATCGTCCGCCGTCGTGCTAGAGCCGATTTCCCATTCCCAGACGCCCGCCGCCTTGCCGGCGCGCACCAGGACCGCGTTGGGCCGCGTCGTCAGCGCCTTGAGATCGGCCAGGGCGTCGACCACCGTGGCCTTCTGGCTCTCGAGGGCGTCGAACAACGCGCGGATATCCGCCTTTCGGGGGCGACGCGCGCCGCTCGACGGCACACCGTCCGTTTCATAGTCGCGAAAAGCCGCCCGGCCGAGCGTCTGCACGTCGGTCATTGCGATATCCTCATTTCTTGTAGGCAGTGTGGCCGGCCAAGTGAGCCGCGCGCTTCAGGAGAGAGTGGCGGTCTCGGGTCCTACGAGGGTCGACGCGACACCGGAGGCGTTGAAGCTCTTGACCCAGTAGCTCTTGGTGCTTGGGCCGAGCCCGCCGTCCTCATAGCCTACCGCCTGCGCCGGCGCGCCGTAGTTGGTGTAGATCAGGACGGCATCGGCGAAGGTCGTCGTGTCGGCCCGGTAGAGCTCGGTGCGGTGAAGATTGGGGCTGTTCGGGTTGACCCAGCTCACGCCGAAGCCAGAGATCAGCCCGCTCGGGTTCACGGCGAGGCCGGTGGGCGGGCCGGGCGCGACGGCGTCCGCCTCGGCTGTGTCGGTGATATAGGATGTCCAGTCAGAGGCGCCGCCGTTGCTGAGCGTCCGCACCCGGAAGCGGTAGCTGGCCCCGTCCCGCAGCGCCGCGGTGCGCGCCGAGCTCTCGCCCGATCGGGTCACCACGCTGCGCGCCGGCTCCGAGGCATCGGCCAGCTGGTACTCAAGCTCGTAGGTCAGCGCGTCGGAGACGTGCGTCCAGGAGCCGATGGCGTAAACCGAGGTCTGACCGCCGGCCAGCGTCTCGGTGCCGAAGTTGATCAGCACGTCCTCGGGCACCGGCACACCTTCGCCCTCGACCGTATCGCCGGCGCCGCCGGGCTCGCCCTCCTCGGTCGTGGCGTCGAAGTCGTACAGGGTCGCAGGCACCACGACGCCCTCGAACGAGATCGTCAGGTTGGCGAGGCTGAGCTTCGGGCGGCCGATCACCTCGAGCACGGCCTCATCGAGACCACGGGATGGATAGTGCACCTTGACGAAGCGGCGATAGGCGACGAAGCGGCTGAGGCTGTCCGGCAGGTAGGGAATGGTGACGCTGACCCGCGCCGCGTTGGCCCGGATGAAGGCCAGCTTCTGCAGGCGCTGCATGTGGTTGTGGCTCTGCACCGCGGCGTTGTCGATCGTCTTGGTGCGCTGCGTGCTGTCGTCGCCGACATAGGGATCGCCCCAGATCGCGGCGTCGACCGTGTTGTAGACCTGGCCGGGATCGGTGAAGCGGCCGCGCACCGCCAGGACCGTGGCGGCGGCGCTGCGGTTGGCGGCATAGGTGAATTCGAGGATGTCGAGCTCGGTGATGCGGATGTCGGGCGCCACGAACGCCCCGGCATGGACGCCGATCAGGCCATCGGCACGCTCGTAGAGCACCAGCTCGGCCGCCTCGTCGAGGGTGCGGCCGATCTCGACCGGATCGGCGTCATGACGGTACCAGAGGCCACCGTGATAACGCGGCTCCTCCTCGTCGTCGCGGTTGGTCACCACCTCGTCGCAGACGTCGGCCGCGACGATCCAGTCCGACAGGTACATGTCGGCCAGGGTGAGCTTGCCGCCCGACGGCCGGGTCAGATGGGCCAGCCGCAGCAGCGCGAGGTTGGTCGAGAAGGCCCAGGTCTCCGGATCGTCGGGATCGTGGCTCTCTTCGCGCGGGTCGTAGACCAGGGCGCCCTCGAGCACCGCGTTATGGACCGGCATGCCCTGCGGGAAGACGGTCTGGAAGGTCTCCTGCGGCACGGTATTGACGACCATGCCGACCTTGGCCAGCCCGTCGCCGCGATGGTCTGCCGTCCAGATCTCGGGGAACACGTCGATGAAGATCGGCGTGCCAACCGGGAGGCCGAGGCCGAAGACGAATCCGACATGGCCTCCGAAATGGGTCGGCGCGACGATCAGGTTCTCGCCGTTCAGCGAGATCGCCTCGTCGTGGAGGTAGTGCTGCACGAAGGCGTGGATGCGATGCCCGGCGCTGACCATGATGTGATAGGCCGAGCCGTTGCGCTCTTCGAGGAAGACGTAGTCGGCGCCCTTCTTGACCCGGCCGAGCACGTCGGTGAGCGACGGCACGTTCTGCTTGAGGTTGTACTTGCCGTCGGCCGGTTTCGGGATGTCGGGCTGCTGCGGCTGTTGGGGTTGCGGCCGCGAGCGGGGAAACAGCACCGACGACAGCAGGCTCAGACCGACCGAAACAGCCACCGAAACCGCGATCGTAACGACGAACGCGGGCACCGCGATGAAGGGCATCAGACGCTCCACATCGCCAGCGGGCGCGCCGCCATCGTCGCGAAGCCATCGGCAACACGGACCTTCCACCAGGCGCCGTCATGGATGGCGCACCACTGGCGCAGCGGGCTGATGGCGGAGCCGATCACGGCAATGGTGCCCCGCTCCGGTTCCTCGACTCTGCCCAGGCCGCACCGGGCGAGGCAGTCCGAGACCAGGGGCAGTATCCCTCCGCGCGGGACAACCAGAGCGACATAGGCTTCCTCGCTGTCATAGGTCCCGCGATAGGCGGCAAAGGGGTCGGCGTGGCCGTTGGCGATCGCCCACTCGGCCACGGTCATCGCGCAGTCGACGGCGCCCCACGACCAGGGGAGGGCCGCCTGCCCGGCGAGGAAGGTGTCGAGGGCATCGGGCATGACCGCTGCGGTCCTTGTCTATTCTGAGTCGCGAACGCCGTTCGCGCTAATTCCAGCGCGGCCACACCACGGTCTTGTCGTTCATCAGCGGCACGCGCTCGCAGAAGCGATCCGGTGTCCCGGAAGGATTGAGGATCGCCGCTCGGGCTCGCTGATCGGCATCGCTGAGCACGGCACCGCTACGCAGCCGCCGTACCGTGAAGCGGTTGACCACCGTGACCGAGATGATCGAGGTCGGTCCCACGCCTTCAACGGTGTCGCGCAGCACGATGTCGTCGATGGTTCCGGTGAAGCGGGTCTCCGGCGATCCTACGGGCTGATCCTGCGCGTCGCAGGCCTGCAGCAGCAGCTTGACCGTCGAGCCGATGATTTCGTCGTTCGAATAGGACAGCCAGGCGAGATCCGCCGCTTCGCGAGAGACCCCGGTGAGCGCGACGTCCAGGCTATAGGCTTCGCCGTTGATCGCCTGCTCGACACCATCGACACCAGAGAAGACCGCCGTGCCTTTCCAGACATTCCCGGCACCATCCCGGAACGGACCGGCGCCATCCCACAGGCGGGCGACGTCACCCGTGGTCCAGTTGATCTGCATCAGGATGCGCAGCGAGCGAGTGGTCATGACGCCAGATCGTTCCAGTAGTCGGTCGCTTCGACGACCTCGACGTCGCAGCGATCGGCGCCGCCGCGGGTGAAGGCACCGTCCATCGCATCGTCCGAGGCCAGGTGAACAAGGCAGGTCGGCCGATCGAGCTCGAGCAGGGCATCCTGCGGAATGGCCGCGCGGATGGCCGGCACGACGGGCACCGTCCACTCGTCTCCATCGACGGCGGTCGGGAGGCCGGTTTCGTAGAAGGCATGGTCGTAGGAGAAGCGGATGCCGCTCAGCTCCTCGAGGCCGTAGACGGCGCGCAACGTCACGGCCGTCGCGCCAATCGCGGCGGCGGCCGCCATCTCGACGATAATGCCGGGCTGGCCATAGAGACTGCCATCCGAAAAGGACGTGTCGTCGTCGTGCGGCGTCAGAAAGCGCCCACCAACGGTGCCGGCAAGCCACGGCGCCGAATCGAAGGACAGCACCGGCACGGCCAGGAGGCCGGCCATCCCGTTCACCGACGTGCGCACCCAGTTCCAGGCTCGCCGCTGTTCCGGGGACGACAGAGCCACGCCGCGCAGGGCGCCCTTCCAATAGCCACGGTCGGTCTTCAGGCTGCGCTGCAGGCCGCCCAACGACACCCCGCCGGACCGGCTGTAGGGCACCGGGCTGAACTGGACCTGGGCCGGCTTCAGCACGCTGTCGGGCCAGAGCACGATGTCGGCGGTCATCCGGTCCGCCAGTCGCCGCCCCGCGCAGCCTGATGGGTCGCCATGGTTGCCGGCACCAGATCCTGCGCGCGCTTGACGATGACCGGCGTGGCGCGATTGATCCGGCCGTCGACCCGCGCGTCGAGCAATTCATCGTGCAGGTAGATGTGCAGCACGCCACCGTCGCCGGAGCCCGCCAGGATGCTCCGGAACTGGCGCTGATTGAGAATGGTGCCGGGCCGACGATCGACGCGAACCTCGGGCCCGCGCTCGCCCACCAGGTACGGCATGCCGACCGGCGGGTTGCCGCCTTCGGCAAACTGTCCGAGATCGGCAAGGCTGAAGCCGCTCGCGATCAGGTCGCCGCTGCCAGAACCGCTGTTGCCGCCGAACCAATTCATGATGCCGCCGAAGATGCCGCCGCCGCCGAACAGGCCACCGCCGCCACCGCCCGAGCCGCCCGGAAAGGCCGCGTTCCACAGGTCGTTGAGCGCCATGTCGAGCAGCTTGTCGGAGATCTTGGTCAGCGCATTGAGGCCGGCATTGCCGAACGCCTCCCACACCGTCTGACCCTCGCGCAGGCCGTGGTTGATGTCGGCGAAGAAGCCCTTGAAGGTCTCCTTCTCGAACTCGGCCCATTCCTTCGCGCGGCGCGTCTCCTCCGCGGCCGCGGCCTGGCTGCGGGCGAGATCCCTGAGATGCTCGGTCAGCTGCGGCGTGAGGGCGATGCCGTCGAGCTTGGCGCGGTTGATCGCTTCCTGTTCGAGGCGATAGGCCATCGCGGCCTCGGTGCTCATATAAAGAGTGTCGCGCTCGATCTTCTGGTTGGCGATGAACTGCTCGGCCGCCTCGTCGATCTTGAGCAGCCGCTTGCGATCCTCGAGCCGCTGGTTGAGCTGGCTGATCGCTGTCGCTTCCTGGGTGAGCTGCGCCGCCAGCGGCGAGTTGGCCGGAACGTCCTTGAGGACGTCGAAGATCTTCTTGTCGAGCTTGACCTGGGCGTCGAGCCGGCGGTCTATCGTCTCGACCGATTCGCCGCCGCGGCGGTCGAAGGCGGCGAGCGCCGTCTCCAGCGCCGCGCGCTCGGTCTGCAGCTCCTTCAGCCGCTCGTCCAGCTTCTGGCCGGTCTTGCTGGCGGGCTGGCCGACGCCGGTCGTCGGCGGGGGCTGGGAGATCGGCAGCCTGTCGCCGCGCGCGGCCGCCTCCTCGGCGTCCATGGTCGCCTGGCGCGCGGTCTGCTCGGCCTCGCGCGCCGCCGCGATGCGACGCTCCAGCCTCGCAATGCCGCTTTGCTCGAGGCCGAAGCCGGTCGAGCCCGGACGGAACTGCGATTGCCGCTGGCGGGCCGCGGCGAGCTGGTCCTCGAGCTGCTTGACGTCGCCCTCGGCGGCGCGCTGCGCGGCGGCCTGCGGTGCCGTCGCCGCCTCGCGCTTCAGCCGGTCGAGGTTTGCGAGGATGTCGGTCAGGATCTTGTTGACCAGCTCGAGCGCCTGGGTGGCGATCGGCGCGCCGAGCGCCGCGAGCGCCGTCTTGGCGGTCTTCTCGACGATCTGCAGCTGGCTGTCGAGCTTGTTCCAGGCCTCGGCGGCATCGCGCTCGACCAGCATGCCCTGCCGGCGCGCCGCATCGGTCAGCGCATCGGCGCCGCCGGCGAGCTGCGGCAGCATGGTCAGGATGCGCTGGCCCGAGCGGCCGAAGATGTCCTGCGCCAGGGCGGCGCGCTCGGTCGCGCTGTCGACGTCCAGCAGGCCGCGCGCGATCTCCGGCAGCAGGTCGTCGACCGGCCGCAGCCGCTTGTGGCTGTCGAGCAGCTTGACGTCCAGCCGATCGAAGCTCCTGATCGCCTCGTCGCTGCCGCCATTGGCGGCGCCGATCGTGCCGGTCAGCTTCTGCAGCGCGCCGTCGAACTGCTCGGTGGTGACCCCGGTCTGCATCGCGACGGCCCGGTAGGCCTGCAGCGATTCCATGGTGACGCCGAGCTGCTCGGCCTGGTCGATCAGGGCGCCGGCCTCCATGCCGGCGTTCCAGACGGCCCAGGCGGCACCGGCAGCTGTGAGCACCGGCGCCAGGCGGCCGACCATGCTGGCAAGGCCGCCGACACCGCGCGCCTCCGTGCTGGCGGCCGTGGCGCCGAGGTTCATCGAGGCGCTGAGGCCAACCTGCTTGGCCTCGAGCGACTTCATGCGCCGCTCGACCGAGGCGAAGGCGGTCGCCGTGCGATCGGCGGCGGCGATCTCGATCTGCCAGCGGGCGGCGTCAAGCGGCATCGGTCACTCTTTCTGCTTCTCGGCCTCGACCACGAAGAACGCCTGCCAGCCGCTGAACTCGTCCAGGGTCATGGCCTCGATCACGGACAGGGGCTGGCCCAGCCGATCGGCAAGCGCGAACTTCGCGAAGTCGATCGACCTGTCCGCTCTCATTTTTCCGCGTGCGCCTCCACGGTCCGGCCGTTGATGGCGGCCCACACGTCGCTGAAGGCGCCGGCGTTGATCTCGCCGGCCAGGGCGTCGCGGTCGACGTCGTTGAACAGACGCTTGCCCTCGGCGTCGAGGCACTTCATCAGCAGGATCTGCGCCTGGCGCTTCGCCGAATCGTCAGGAAACATGGCGTTGGCCTTGGCCTGCTCGGCCAGCGTCAGCGGCGTCACGTGGACGTTGACGCCGAGGATGCTGACCGTGCGGGCCGCGCTGGCCGCCCGCAGGCGATCGATGAGCTTGTCGGACATTTCCTCTCCCTCGCGAACGGCGTTCGCGCCCTAGATCGTCGCCTTGGTGCACGGGCCGTTGCCCGTGAACTCGATCGCCGCCTCGACGATGCCGTCGCGGGCGTTGGTGACCTGGACAGAGGTGACGGTGACAGTGCCGGTGAACTTGGTCTTGCCGGCGTCGGTGCCGTGCGGATAGAGCTCGGCCGCGGCCGAGTCGCCTTCCTCGAGCGCGTCCTGGCCGGCATCGGCGGGATCCCACCACACCTGCGCCGAGCCCGACCAGTTCTTGGTCGTCTGCTTGTGGGTGTCCCAGTCGTCCTCGATGTCGCTGTCGTCGCTGATCGCGGCGGTGCGGGTGAACATGAAGGACCGCACGTTCGCGACGGCGGTGCCGCCGACCTTGAAGCGGCCGTCCTTGCCCTTGTACGTGGTCATGCTGACCTCCTTGCTAGGCGATGGAAATCTCCGGCCGCGCGGCCGGCGTGTGGTACTCGACGGTGAATTCCAGGCGCACGCGGCCAGTGCGGCTCTCGCCCTCGGCGCGAGCATTGAGATCGGAGCGGGCGAGCACGACGTCCTTGGCGATGCCGCCCAGCGTCGGATCAGCGGTCAGCGCGCGCTCGACCGCCAGGGCCAGCGCGTCGAGCTCGGCGTCGGTGTCGGCGACCGACTTGTCGACGCCCTCGACCGCCAGGGTCAGCACGCGCTGCAGGCGGCGCCCATCATCTCCGTATTCGGCGATGTCGCGGCTGTCCTCCTGCCGGCCGTAGACCAGCAGGTAGGGCTTTTGCGTGGTGTGAATCGGCTCCGAGCGGCCGTCGAACACGCGGCTCTCGACCTCGGCCACCGCGCCCTTCAGGGCCATGACGGTGGCGAGGACGATCTGGCGGCGGACGTGGATCACGACAACACCTTCTTCAGGGGAATGCGAACCATGCCGCGGCCGTCGGGCATCGGTACCTTGGTGCGGTACGTCACGCCGCGCGCCACCACGTCATCGCCCTCGCCATAGCCGTCCGGCAGGTCCGCCTCGGCGGCATGCAGCTCGGTGTCGGCGGTGACGATATCGGTCCCGGCGAGGCCGTTCACGACAAGGGCCGGCATCTCGAGGATACCGGTGATCTCGACCGATGATCCGCCCGACTTGGTGTAGGTGAACGGCTCGGCATCGCCGAACGTGTCGCGAAAAATCGCGGCCATGCCGTCGAACACGGATGACGACATGACCGCAGTCTCCCCTTGTCGATCGCGTGGGCGATCTCGCGTCGGCTAGATGCCGACCGCGATCCAGTTGACCTTCTTGCTGAAGGCGTCGGCGGCGACCGGCGTCGGATCGGTGCCGCTCTGCTTCCAGGTCTTGACGATGATCGAGCCGGCCGCAGGCGAGCCGGCCTGGTCGCCGATCGTCGCGTTGACGTAGGTGTTGGCGTCCGCCGGGTCGGTGTCGTAGCCGGCGAACGCAGCGATCACCTGGCTGAGGCCGGTAACGACGGTGTCGGTCGCGCTGGCGGTCGTGATCTGACCGCCGCGGACCTGCAGGCCACCTTCGGCCATCAGCAGCACGTCGCCGGTGGTGTCCAGCGATGCCGCGGCCGCCGCGGCAACCGCCGCGACCGG